AAAAATGGCACATTTCAGATGATTAAGAAAGAGGGTATATTTTTAAATGAGGTATATGAGAAAGATATTAAAGACTTTGTACTAGATTACATTACAGATAACGATAAGCCTGAGGGAGTTTATAACCTGATGAGTGGCAATCTTAAGTTCTTTAAGAGAGAATTTCTAGGAATATTAACTAGTAAGAATGTAAGTCTACTGAAAGATGACAAAGATAGTGCATATCTATTCTATACTAATTGCATAGTTAAGGTATCTAAAGACAAAAAAGAGATTCTATCTTATGCTGATATGGATCTATCTATTTGGAGAGACCAGGTGATCAATAGAGACTTTAAAAAAACAGATCACCATAAGTCAGAATTTAGAACTTTTATTTGGAATATAGCAGGTAAAGATAAAAGTAAGTACAAAGCATTTCAAACAGTAATCGGATACCTACTGCACAGCTATAAAGATAGGAGTAATAATAAAGCTATCATCTTTAATGATGAGGCTATATCTGATGTGCCTAATGGAAGAAGTGGAAAGGGATTGTTTTGGAATGCAATGGGGCATCTTAAGAAAGTGCAGAGTTTAGATGGTAAGCTGTTTGATTTTCAGAATAAATTCCCTTATCAGAATGTATCTACTGATTGTCAGATATTAGTATTTGATGATGTTAAAAAAAAATTCAACTTTGAGAGTCTATTTAGTGTGATTACTGAGGGTATTACTATTGAATACAAGGGTAAGGATTCTATTAAATTAGATGTAACTAACAGCCCTAAGATTATTATCACTACCAACTATACCATCTCAGGCAATGGTGCATCATTCAATGCTCGAAAGTATGAGGTGGAGATGGCTAAGACATTCAATGATAAATTTACTCCTGTAGATCTATTTGGTCATGAGCTGTTCGTTGATTGGGATGAGGACCAATGGGCAGCCTTTGACAATTATTGTCAAGAATGCATACAGATATATCTTAATGTAGGTCTTATAGATATGCCTACTATCAATCTAAACTTTAGAAAGATATTAGATGAGATTAGCAGTGAGATGTACTATTTCTTTGAGGATCTAAAAGAGGATACTTACTACTCAGTAAAAGAGCAGCTGTACGATTCATTCTGCAATGCATTCCCTGATAAAAAGAACTACATAACACAGAACAGTATAACAATTAACTTTAAAAAGTTCTGCGAGTATAAAGGATATATCTGCTCTACCAATAGGAATGGAGGCAGTACTAGATTGTCATTTGTACAGGAGGTAAAAGAGCTAGATATATGGGATGAATTAACAATTAAAGCTATGAATACATGACAAAAGAAGAAAGAAAAGCAATGTGCAGTACTATTTTAAATTCATATAATAAAGGAGATAAACTTGATGAATTAGATTCTGCTATAATGCTACATGAATTTAGAAATCATACTGCTTGGGAAGAAAAAAAAGGTTCTGGAGTTAAATATATTTATGTAGGTAATGGTAAATATAATGGTAAATGTTTTTATATTAAAAGAACAGATAATACATCCATTGATATATCTTATCCTAAATGCATCTCTAATCCTAATAAATATTCTGCTATAAAACAAGCAGGTAGAAATACAATAACTAATTTAATATATAATTTTAAAGCTGAGAATGTAATTTTTAATGAAACTCTTTGCTCAGTAACAGGAGAAATATTGACTAAAGAAAATACATCCATTGATCATTATGATATGACCTTTGATGATATGATAATGATTTGGATTGAAAAAAAAGGAGTAGATGTTATTTTTAATGAGCTAGATCATTCAGGACTTGGTGTATTTTTTAAATCTGATACTATTAAAAATGATTTCTTAGACTTTCATAATACTAATTGTAAGTTAAGAGCTGTTACAATGAATGCTAATTTAACTATTTGTAAACAATGAACAAAGAAAACAAAACACTACTAAAAGCCCTAGAGATTAACTACCTCACACTTAAGCATCCAACCATGCCATACATTACAGCATCAGATTGGAATGATAACTCTGCCAATGCTCTGACTAAATGTATAATCCACTTTCTAACCTATTCAGGCTTTCAAGCTGAGAGGATTAATACAATGGGAGTATATAGAGAGGGTAAGAAGATACAGGTGGGAGAGAATACTAGACAACTGAAAGGCACTTATACTCCTAGCACAGGCACTAAAGGATCTGCTGATATATCTGCTACCATTAGAGGTAGGTCAGTTAAGATAGAGGTGAAGTATGGTAAGGATAGGCAGTCAGAAGTACAGAAGAGGTATCAGGAAAGCATAGAGCAGGCGGGGGGTACATACTTTATTGCTAGGACATTTGATGAATTTATGATATTTTATTTAAATTTTCTTGCAGATATAAAATAATTGATTATCTTTGTTGAAATAATAAATTTATACACATGGAAACAAAAACAAAAGCTGTAGTATCAGCACCTGTACTAACTCTGCACCAAAAGCTACACAAAGCTAAGCAGTCAATCGGCAAAGTAGCTAAGAACGCTACTAATCCCCACTTTAAAAAGTCATACAGTGACATCAATGCAATCATTGAGGCAGTAGAGCCTATCTTATTAGAAAATGGTCTACTATTACTGCAGCCTATTCAGGGCAATTCAGTATGTACTCAGATTATCTGTATAGATTCTAATGAATTAATAGAGTCATGTATGGAATTACCTGCTGGACTTAATCCTCAGCAAATGGGATCATGTTTGACCTACTACCGTAGGTACACATTGGTCAGTCTTTGTTCGCTTCAATCAGTTGATGATGATGCTAACATGGCAAGTGTACCTGTTAAGGCATCAAAGCCTACAATCACTACTCAGAGATTTGAGGAGGCATTACTAGCTATTCAGAATGGTAAGTATACAATACCTCAGCTTAAGGAGGCATTTGAGCTAACTGATTTACAAACTAAGGCACTACTCCTGTTATGAAATGGCATCCATCATCACTAGGAAAACTAATGACAGCATCTCGGACTAAGTCTGAGGTGCTATCTGAGACAACTAAGAGCTACATTAGAGCTGTAGCTAAGCAGGACTTTTATGGTTACAATGTAGAGCTGAATAATAAGTATATTAATAAGGGTAATATGCAGGAGAATGATTCTATTGCTCTATTCAATACTGTACACTTTACTAACTACTCTAAAAACACTGAGAGACTCAATAACGAATGGTTGACCGGAGAGGCTGATATAGTACTAGATGACCAAATCATAGACATTAAGACATCATGGTCATTAGAAACGTTCCCTGCTACTCCTGAAGAGGGTATTAATAAAGATTATGAGTGGCAGTTGAGAGCTTACCTTTTTTTATATGATAAACAATATGCTAGTCTAGTGTATTGCATGGTCTCTACTGATCCATCACTACTCAATGAATGGGAGAACTTATCACTACATCAGGTAGATCATATAGATCCATCTAAGAGAATCACTACTCTACTATTTGAGAGAGACCTGGAGCTTGAGGAGGAGATTAAGGTCAGACTGCATCACTGCACAGAGTATTATGTTACATATATAAACCGATTAAATAATAAATGATATGACACCACAGGAGAAAGCAAAAGAATTAGTAGATAAGTATTATAAATTAGCCGAATCAATAGAATGGACTGATAAACAAACAAGCGAAAAAGCAGAGAAGTTTAATGATGAGTTAGGCACTGATGTTTTAAAATATTGGAATGAGTTATCAAAGCAATCTGCATTAATAGTAGTTGATGAGATAATATTAGCAAATCCACATAGCAATCCATTTAATACGGATGTTTATTCAACAATGAGTTATTGGCAAGAAGTCAAACAAGAAATAGAGAAGCCATGAAAGCAACCCTAGAATTTAACCTACCGGAAGATCAAGAACGTTTTGACTTTGCTAACAATGGCTTTAACTATTACATGGCACTATGTGAAATGGACGAATGGCTAAGGAGTGAGTATAAGTACAATGATAAGGAGGAGATGTATGCAGTAAGGGAGAAGCTAAACTATTTTATTAGTGAAAACAATGTACAGATATAACACAAAATAATAGGTTTTAAGATAAAAAATTGGTTATAAAACACAAAATTATAGGGCATATGAACGAGAAAACAATAGCAATGATCCTGGCTCTAGTAGTGTATGGATTGATAATAATAGGAGTATATAATTTAATAACAACAATAGTATGAATGATTACAAAGTAAAAGGACTTATCAAAGTGATAGGTCAGACAGTACAAGTTACTGAGAAGTTCTCTAAGAGAGAGCTAGTAATAACCGTAGAGGATGGTAAATTCCCTCAATACATCAGCTTGCAAGCTACCGGAGATAAGACATCTCTATTAGATGGCTATAAAGTAGGTGAAGAGGTGGAAGCATCATTCAATCTGAGAGGTAGAGAGTGGCAGGATAAACATTTCAACTCCCTAGAGCTATGGAAGATTGAACTATTAACTGCAGTAGCAACAGCTCCTGCTCATGTACCTGATAATCCTGCTGATGATCTCCCTTTCTAAGGGGCAGAGCATTAAAGACTTTATGATTGAAGAGACTAAGTCTAAGCTCACCCAAAGATATAAGCTCAGCCATTATGCTGAGGATATCGGAGTCTCTTACTGCTCCATTTGGAGATTCACTAATGGTAAGGCTGTGA